AGCAGGAATAATTCTGTTAGGATAGTTACAAGTAAGAATAAAGCGTGATGTACTATGATACTCTTCCATAACACCACGTAGTGCCGCTTGTGCGTTAGGTGACAAATAATCAGCCTCATCAAGTAGCACAACTTTAAATGGACCAAATGGAATCATTTGTACAAAGTTTGTAATCTTATTTCGAACTTCATCTACTGAGTTTGTTCTACTAGCATTAATCTCTAGTACATCAAATTCTTCAATACCAAGTTCATTAATAAGAATCTTAGCCATAGTAGTTTTACCAATACCGGCTGCACCACTAAACAACAAATGCGGAATACTCTTTTCCTTAATCCAATTCTGTGCCTGTTTACGTTGATTCTCATCTCTAAAAACATATCCATCTAAGTTTTTAGGACGATACTTTTCTACCCATAAGTCTTTCATTTTGCCTCTCCTATCCGTTTTCTTAATCCACTTGTACTAAATGAATGTTGTCTACTATTATAATGTATTTTTATACCTTTGTCAACACATATTTGTTTGCCTGTGAACTCTTTGGTTTTATATTCTTCACCAATAAAACGCACGTCGATATTGTATGTTAACAATATATCAACTAAGTCCTGTTCAGTAGCATAGGGAATAATCTCATCTATGTACTTACAGCCTTCTAGTTGTACGTATCTTTCAAACACACTTTGTATTGGTTGATTTTTTTCTGGTCTATCTATTGTCGGATCAGTTTGTAGTCCAACTATCATAAAGTCGCAATTGGCTCGTGCTTCTTTTAACATAGCAACGTGGCCGCTGTGGAATAAGTCAAACGATGATGCTGTAAATCCTATCACGCTTCTGTTCCTCCTGGGGGTATTAGGTCAGGAGTAATACAGTGTAGTGCTACGTATCCTGGATATAAATTGTTTGCTGTAGCAATGCCTTGCTCACAGTTTGCGAACTCGCCTACCTTAACAATGTCCCACGGCTGATATGCCATAGTCATCCAAATATAAACTACAAATATCTTCATACTGTCCTACCTCCATCAAAAATGCAAACAAAATAAAGTTCAACTGTATCTGAATGTACACGATGGAATACTCCATCTTTTATTAATACAGTATCGCCAGCAGTTACAGGAAAGGTTTCATCATCAAGATCCATTGTACCGTGGCCTTCTAAGAACATATAAACTTCTTCTTGTCCTTCGTGTTTATGGCCGCTTGTACTTTTACTTGGAAATAGTCTTGTTGAACTAACAACTAAATTATTGAGTACAGTATTGTCCTTTACGATATAACGATCATCGTGTTTAACAACTGTACCTTCTATATTGTCAATATGTTTAAACTTCATATTCTTTCCTATGCATTGTCTGCTATTGCAAAATTAATTAAAGATCTCCGTCCTTTCGGTTTTCACTGTAATGAACATCGAACTCACCACCTGGATAACGTGCTTTAAGTTTATTCACGTTCTCTTCGATTACTTCGTTAGGGTCCAAACTAAGAGCCCTGCAAGCAGTAATCCAATACCACATAATATCGCCAAGTTCTCGTTTACAATGAAATATAGTTTCATCGTCCATAGGTTTACCTTGGAAGATACATTTTTTAACAATCTCTGCAAATTCGCCTCCTTCACTAGATAAGCCAATTGCACCTGTCATAAGTGATGCAGTATTGACTTGCATTTTACTTTCTGTTGTTTCGATATCAACCATACGATTATACATCTGCATACTTGATAATGATTCGTTACTTGTTACTTCTTTTACAAATTCTTTGTATTTGTTTAAATCTACTTGTTTCAAGATTCTCTCCTCTATTCTAAGTTATATTATATACTATCTGTTTACTCTTGTCAAGACTTATACTAAATATTTTTACAACATTCGTTGTTTATGGAGGACATACCCTATGATTAAAAACATTTCACTTAACTTAGAACTAGGCCAAGAAATACTGGTTGGCAAGAATAATGAACGTGCGAAAATAACAAAAATCGAATTTCATCCGAAATCAGGGGAAGTATCAATTAATACTACAAAAGGACCTAGGAAGGCCCTAACGTTTAGATTATGTCCGGAATTTAGTACTGCTTACTAACTTGCACCAAACATACTTGGATCAAAAGTAGCCTGGCTGCCATCTGAGTATTCTTGACCATAGTACGCAAGGTCTTTATCGGCTGGCTTTTCTTTTTGGTAAGCCAGCACGGACTCATTTTCGACCATTTGGATTTCTAGTTCTTCGCCGTTCTCGTTTTCCACTTTAATCTTACGTGTCCAACGTCCGTGTTCAACTAGGATCCAATCGCCTTTTTCGTACTCGTCTTTGTTCTCGTGACCCTTTGCATAAACTTGACACCAACGTGGTTTAACACCGTGTGCCTTACCATCGTCTGAACCAATAATAATTCCACCTGCTGTTTTAGTTTCACCGAAGTGCATTCCAACAACTAACACCCTGTCACGGATAGGGCGTAACTTACCTTTAATCATAGTTTATACCTTTCAAGTTTATTTTTTACGATTTACAATTTCTTCTTTAACTGCTCTTGGATTTTTATTGTAGTAATCTTGTAAAACTTCTTCTCTAGTTCTTACAATCTCACCTGCTTTGCCAATTTCATCGCCACGAGCGTTAACTTTTGCGTTTCCAACTGCTGGAAGTAACTCATTCTTAAGATTAAGTTTTTCCATATCAATTTCTTTTCCACGCATACTTTTTACTGTTCTAGCCATCTTTATACTCCTTTAAAGAATTCATTTAATGGTATATTGTATTTAATCGAGTCAATGCGGTGTACACCCATCAAAAAGAGTGTATAACTTGCTACACTCGAACCACGTCCAACACCCCATACAATATTATTCTCTCTCAATGTATCAATGATATATTTCATTTGTTTCAACAGCATAAGCAGTCCACGCTTTTCGTATTCTGCTAGTTCAATGTTTACACGCTGAACTTGTTCTTCTGTTCTACACATTGTAAGTATATATTGTTTTATGTCCATATCTTTATATGGTTGTGGCATAAACCAATTGTCTTTATTAAATTCTGTTTTTGGAATTGGATAACGTAAGTGTTCTTTTTCTACGATATCTACATAGTTTTCAATGTTATCAACCACAAGACAGTGTTCAAGGATATCTGTACCGTGTTTGAGTACTCCTTTAACTAGTTGTTCTTGTGTAAATTTAGTCGACATTTATTAGTTGATCCAAGTCCTTATCTTCATCATTTGTTTTTACAGGTTGCATTGCTCTTCTACGCAATTCATCTCTATATATTGTAACAAATGTTTGGAGTTGTGTCAACAGTTCATTGTTGCCAGATCTGGCACATTGGGTATATTTTCTGCCCAAATCAGATATTTTCTGAGTAAGTTCTGTCTCAGTTAGTTCTTTCGGATCCTCTGAAAAAGGATGAAACATTATGAATACTGACCTAAGTATTTCAAAAAGATCTTATCTACACTGTGTCTCCATACTTCAATAATGTGTGGATCAGTAGTAGAGTCTAATGTTAAAACAGCAGGGAAAGTTGCATCTTTCTTAAACACTGTACCGCCTGAAGTAATAAGCGTAATAGTATGATTCTCACTTCCGCTGTTGTAAAGTTCCAGTGTTGTTTTACCCATACCAATTGGAGTTGTTTCTGAAGTAAAAATAGGATCACCTGGAAAGTTTAAGAAGTCCATTGTAATGTTAGCACTGACTCTAAAGATTTGATAGTCACCGTTTTCATAGTCAATAGTAGTAGGACTAGCAGAAATTGTTCCGCCATCGAACTTTTGTGTTCTATTGTTTTGTAATAACGCTCTTTGTATTTTGTTTAATTCAAAGTCGTTGTCTAAATTTAATTTTGCAGTATCTGCCTGCAGATCGGTAACTTCGGTTTTCGCACTTGCTAGACTCTGTTTAATGGTGTCAAAGTTATCTCTGAACACTTGAGTGTCATTATCCTGGCCAGCAACTGGAAAGTTTTCGTTGATACCTAAGTAATTAATTGTACTCGCCACTGTTATATCTCCAATTGTTTTGTGTTAGTATTTATCATATGCTAAACACCCCGGGCTACAACCCTGAATGGTCCTGGTGGAAGACTGCCGTCATCACTTAGATCTTGTTTAGCACCAGTACTATTAGTATGATTTGTAATGGTTTTTTGCGGAAACTTAAGGTACTGATCTTGAATTTCTCCATTTACAATATCAATTACAAAGCGATCAGCAACAAAATCAAGCAGTTTAAAGTCAAAGTTTTGGGCTCTAATACGTGCTAAAATAGCGTTAGAACGCCCAGGTTTAGCATAACACAATATAAGTGCTTTTGTATAACCTAATTCTGCCTGTGCATCATCTTGAATACTACGCATCCATAATGGTAAAAATTCTCTATCACGTTCACCAACAGCACCAATTCTTTCACGCATATTCCTTATGCTATTAGGAAACACACGTTGTACATCGCTATCACTTACTAATGGTATATTGCTATCAATACGTATTCCTTGATAACTTACAAGTACTTTACTTTTAATATTATTGTTAAGTTCAACAGTTTGACTAATACTCTTCTTTCCTTTTTCTAAAGGATCTAGCAAATCAACATATATTACTTCGTACAATGTTTCTTGAGTTGTAGTATCTTTACCTTTGGCTACTTTAATATTACCAAAATTAAACCGTTTATCATAATGATTACGACTTAGTGCTTGTACATATGAAACTGCTTCTTTGCTTTCTATGCCTGCAAACAGTAGGCATTGTAAGTCAGTTTGAATTCCAAAGTTAGCATCGCCGTATCTGTAAATGTCTGAAGAACTGAATATAGAAGAATTTGTAATAAAGTTGAACCAATTCAATCGTTTTTCTTTAGAAGGAAATGCTCTTGCATAAATGTTTGCAAATGTTTTTTCTTCGTCGGCTACAACGGTAAGCGTAAATGTTTTTTCAAGTTCTGAAAAAGTTGCTCCGTCTTGTGCTTTAACTGTAAACTTATAAACTTTATCGTAACTAGTTGTTGCACCATCAAAGATACTACTGAAGTCTCTACTAAGTGTAGATTGATCTTCACCTGCACTATCCTGTTCATAAAATCTAGTTAACCCATCATCTGAACTATCTGCAAACTGTCTTACTTTACCTTGAATAATTCCTGTTTGTAAAAACTCTAAGCCTGGAGGTAATGAACCTGATGTAATACTGTATGCTACTCTACCACCGTAAAGCAAACTTGTTGCACTAACACTTTTTGTACTAGGCTGATTTGGTTTAATTGTTCCTAGATCGTTATCAGTATTCCATTCTATAGCACTTTCAATTTCACCTATCAAATCAACTGTAAATGTTCTTTCACTAGTTGAAACACTAGTATTCCAACTTACACCAGTACCTGGTATTTCACCTTTGTTTGCAATCTTAGCAATCCATATTGCTCCTAAGAATCTAACTGCCTCTGTTGGGTAATATACTGTTCTACTGTTCCAATCACCAACAAGTGTATACTCAGTATCAGCAAGAACCAGTGGATAGTTAATTGCTTGCATTGTAAACTGATATTGTTTAGTTACAGCAGCCTGATATGGAGTAACACCTGCAATTTCTCCTGTAGTATTATCTAAAACAAGTCCTGGAGGAATAACACTTGGTGTACCATCTGGATTATTATTAAGTATAAAATAGATTATTGTTCCTGATAAACTTGGTGGATCATATACATCTAATTGTATTGTTAGATAGTTATTTGCTCTATAACGTCCTAAGTAACTATCTGTGATCCATAAAGGAGTTCTATCTCTACTACTGTCTGCTTGGAATAAATTTGTATCTACTTGTACAAGTGTGTTATCTGCTTGTAAAAATTCTTCAGTAACAACATAAATTTTAAACACTCTTGAAATGTTATTAACACCGTCTGTAACAGCAACACTAAATGTATAAATTCTGCTAAGTTTTTTAGGTGTTACACCTCTTTCACTATAGTCATAATTTAATGTATCGTAAATGTATGTGTCAAAACCTGTGCTATTATTTTTACCAATGTCTAATCCTGTTACATCAAAAGCCTGTGTATCATAAGCACCAATTGGTTCAGTACTATATGCAACAGCATTAACTGGTTTTGTAAATCCTTTGATACGTCCAGTTTTGCTCATTGATAATCCTGGAGGTAGTTGTCCACTATTAGGAACAATATAAAATTCTAATACGTCTCCTGCAATAACATCATTGTCTCTTGCCTCTAATTGAAAATCAACTTCTGCATCGTCGAGTACAAAATATGCATCGCCAGGACCAACATTAATAAATCCTTCATTAGTTACCCATTCTGGTATGTCAGCACCGTCTACTGAAAGTTTAAATGTTCTATCTTTTTCATCTACACTATCTGAAGCACGTATTACAAATCTAGATTCTGTAAATTTTATTACTTCACCTGGTGTGCCTTTAATTCTATTACCTAGCAGTTGTAAACCTTTAGGGAGTCTACCAGAAATAACTTTGTAAGTTACATCTTCATTTAATGTAGTTGTCGCAGTTAGTGGGATGTCGACGGTAATTCTTTCTTCTAGAATTCCTAAGTCTCCCGCCGGCGTTGTCCAAGTTACTGCCATAGGTTAACTCCTTATGTTAATATGCCACCGGAATCCAAATCTAAATCTGAATCAAGGGTCATAGTACCAAATTCTATGTTTGCTGCTGCAAAGTTTAATTGTATCGCATTTTCATATGTTCCGTTAATAGTACCGAAATCATATGTAGTTAAGTATTCAGTAACTGGAATAATGTTTTTAATTTTTAAACCTGTGCTACCATCTGTTGTAACTTCAATATCTTTTATACCAGTTTCACTACCTGGAGCAAATGTACCTTGTATGCTAATCGCTTCTGCTGTATACGCTGGCATAAAACCTGCATCAGTGTCAAAACGTGTAAACGCATCTGGAACACTACTACTGATTGTTATTGAATCTGCATTGTTTGTAAAAGTAATTTTTGCACCAGCATCTAAACTTTTAAATCTTAATTCGTTACCTACTTTTTCTTTAAATAGTCCTGAGACCGATGGTCCTAAGTTAACAACTTCAACTGTAAGCTCATCATTAAGGTCGGAAAAATTAGCATTGACTTTTTCAAAGGCTGTACGTAGGTCATCACCTAAGCCGTCATTTGCTAAGTTACCTATGTTTATTGTTTGTAAATCTGCCATTGTGTTTTCCTATATGTATATTTAGTGGAGATCCGCCCACCCTGCTGTGCTATCATTATTAGCATCTGCAGCATAACCTTGAAACTTTCCTGATGTTGTATTATAAACCATCATACCAAAAACTGGTGT